TGCTAAGTGATTGATTTTAAACAAAACTTTTTTTACAAAAAACGAAAAAAAGTGTTTACATCTGTCTTGAAACGTGTTAGAATGTACATATAATAAATGATGTGAGGAGAATATATCATGGCAAAATATGCAATTACCAAAGACATGACCACTGCTGAACGTATCGCTGTTATCAAAAAACATGCAGACAAGTTCAACAAAAAGGTCAAGCGTAACCATCGGGTCAAGCGCACTGAAACCTCCTTCATGGATAAATATAGTGATGGTGACAATATCAACCATTACACAGATGCTCCCAAATATGTCGATGAGCATTATGGCGATCGGTATCGCGAACAGACTGCTTATGAGTCAACCGAAGGTTGGAACTAATCATGAGTGGTATGCACCTTGTTCGTGGTATGTCAACCACTTCCACAAAAAAGCGAAAGGTTAACCGTAAGCCCGGTTGGGCAGAGGCACAGTCAAAGCATGATGCTTGGCTTCGCAAGATGGGTGTTCACCCGGAACAGATGAAAGGTAAGGTAAAGGATGCGTCGTTACAGATACCGGACTATGGAGCGAATAAACCAGCAATCCCGACGTCGGATAGGATCTGTGGTATTGCCAGCAAAAGAGAAATGCAACGATACACCGGAACACTTATCAAAGGTGTGGCAACTATGCATAAATCCAACATGGTCCCTGTCACCAGTGGAAAAGACGCCAAAGAAATTGCCAGAATGAGAAGAGGATGATTATGAAAAAAACAATCGAAATTGATGGTTATGTTAACTTTGGTGATGATGGCATCAGTTCCCATGTTTACTTTGGTTCACATGATGACGATGGTGTTGAATTTAATGCAACATGGGATGAAATCATTACAAATGAAATTGATGCCCATACGGTTCCATTTGATGGACCTATCGTAGTGTCAAATGATTATGATGGTGTTGATGAGCTTCTGAACCAGGTTGACACACTTCGTCGTGCTGCAACCAAATTGGAAGAACTTGTGAAGAGCCGTGGTATCCTATTACGTGATGAGGAACTGAAACCTACAGTTGATTATGCTGGATACCTGGATTATGTAATGAAGATCAAAGGAGGAGAATAATGTTTGATCGAGAAGAAATGAAAGCCAAGCTTAAGGCTGGCATTTGTACAGTAACCTTTAATAAGGTCAATGGTGAACAACGTATCATGGAGTGTACTCTGAGTGATGCCATCATCCCTGTGCCTGTGGCAAGTGATGAGGAAATTAATCGCAATCGTGCACCAAATGAAAATGTACAGGTTGTTTGGGATGTAAATAAAGAAGGGTGGCGCTCCTACCGTATTGCTAACGTCACAGCGTTTGCCTAATGATTGTTGAGGCAGTGGTTTGTTTGGCCCTCAATGCATATTGGGAGGCCCGCAACCAACCTTTGGCCGGTCAAATCGCCGTGTCACAGGTAGTCATGAACCGAGTAGAGTCTGAGTATTTTCCAGATACAGTCTGTGAGGTAATTACCCAAGGCCCTACTCGGCCTTCATGGAAAAATCCTCTTAGTGAAATTCCAGTTCGTCACCGTTGCCAATTTTCATGGTACTGTGATGGCAAAGCAGATGATCCTACCGATGCAGATGCATGGGCACAGGCATTGTTTGTTGCACAAGGTGTGTGGTATGGACAAGTTGATGACCAGGTTGATGGATCACTTTGGTATCACGCTGATTATGTAACACCAGAATGGGCGTCAGAAAAGGGCAAACGTGCTTATATCGGCGACCATATTTTCTACGGTTGGAAAGGCCGTGAATAAATAACTGTTTAATCTGCCCTTAGCTCAGCTGGATAGAGCAAGTGCCTTCTAAGCACTAGGTCGGGGGTTCGAATCCCTCAGGGCAGGCCAAAATATAGGAGTAAAAATGGCACTAGCATTTGTATTGATTGGCGGCATGTTTATGTACGATAATCAAGATTTTTTCGGCACTGTTGAGGATAATATCGAAAAGGGTATGTCCTGGCAATATGTTGGAAAGCAGGACCCTCAAGGGCAACCTGCATTGACTGTCACTGATGGTCAAGGTAATGAGGTCATCTATTTTAGGATGGAGAAATAAACAAATAGCCTCCGTGGTGGAATTGGTAGACACATCGGACTTAAAATCCGTGGCCGATATAGGCGTACCGGTTCGAGTCCGGTCGGAGGTACCATAAGGAAAAAATTATGTGGTTGTTGGTACTAATAAGTTTAATGGCAAATAATCAAGGCGAAATAGAGCCTGTGATTGAAGGATTTTATGAATATAAATCATTGAGTGATTGTTTTTGGGCCAGGGAAACCTTTGCCACACAACTACAAAAAGGCGATGGTAAACAAGCCATTTGCATATACAAGGATTTAAATTAATGGGTGAGGTTGTCACTGCCATTAGTATTTTGGCATTAATTATAATTGGCTTTTATGCCATCGCAGTATCGGAGATTAAAAAATGAAGGCAGGTAAAATTTGGGGCACAACCGAACTCATCGAGGCCAATGGTGCTTTGGAATTCCACCGTATTCAAATGAATAAAGGTGGCATTTGCTCCAAACATCTTCACGAATTCAAATGGAATGGGTTCTATGTTGAAAAGGGTGTAATGTTGGTTCGTGTCTGGCAAAAGGATTATGATCTAATTGATGAGACCATTCTATATGAAGGTGATTATCATAAGGTAAAGCCTGGTGTGTATCATCAATTTGAATGTCTAGAGTCTGGTATTGCCTACGAACTCTATTGGGCAGAGTTTAACCACAATGACATTAAACGTGAGACTGTTGGTTGGGCCCGAGAGGTATAAAAAAAATTAAAAAAAATGTAAAAAAATGCATTTTAGGGGTTTACATTGATCTCGTTTTGTGTTAGTATATAACTATAATCAAAAAGGAGAGATGATTATGCTACTACCAAATGGATCTGCTATTCACAATGACATTATCGATGCTTTCAACAAGGCGTATGATGCAAATCAGGAACATATTGCAGACGAAGTAAAATTTTGGAACTTTGTTGATGCAGATTTCTACATGGATCTGATCACATTTTATTCACCTGACTACATTTACGAATGCTGGGATGTGTTGGTTGAAGAGGCAAATTGGTTGTACAAAGGAGTAGTAGCATAATGGCATTACCTAAAGCAAAAAAGAAAAAGGTTGTTCGTCTTGGCCGTCGCACGGGTGTTAATGCAGCACCCATTGAAAAGGGCTTTGATGCTGTAGGGTATTACTTCCAATCTGAAATCAGTCGTAAGGATGCGGCAGAGCAGATGAAAGTGTACATCAAAAATAATTTTAAAAAGAAGGAACAGCAATATATCAATGCCAATCCTGAGTACAAAGTGATGCTCAGTTATTACCATGCTGCATGTGCCTTTTGGTATAACATTGGTCAAGACGAAACAGAGGATTCAAAGTACTGGAAAGGTGCTTTGGATAAGAGGCTGGCCGACCTGATCGAATCAGGAAAGCCTTTATATAATGCAAAACTTAAGGAGAAGCAGGAAACTGCTAAAGTTGTAACTCTCTCTCCTCAACAACGACTCCAAAAGAAAATTGCAAACACAATCCTGGCTGATCTGGATGATCTAGAGGATGCCTGGATTATGGGTGAAAAAGCCTCGCTTGATGTTTACGGTCAATTCCGTAAACACGGGTTGAGTGGATCCGCCACTCTGCCTGTCCGTAAGGTGGTTGAGGGCTGGTTGTTAGATTATGAAGACGCTTACCATAAGCGCTGTGAACAAGCCGTCGAGGGTTATTCACATCTGAAACGACCAGAACTCAACCGCCGGATCAAGGAATGTAAAGCAATGTTGGATGACCTTGACCGAATTAAATCTGCCACAAAGGCACAACGTAAGGTCAAGGCGACCAAGGTTCCTACGATTGATAAACAGGTTTCAAAAGTTAAATACAAGAAGGAGGATAGTGATTTTAAAATTGCATCTATCCGTCCTGCTCTGATCATTGGTAAATCACGATTGTATGTGTTCAATACCAAGTATCGGAAAATTACAGAATATGTGACTGAGGATCCAAAAGGATTCATTATCAGAGGCACTACAATACAGAACTTTGATAAGGCTCTGTCACGTACACTTACCCTTAGGAAACCAATGGATGTGTTACCTAAGGTCACAACACAAACCCCTCGCCAGGTTGGCAAACTGTTGGATGAAATTAAATCCAAACCATCAGTGCCTAATGGCAGATTAAACGAGGAGACAATACTATTGAGGGCAGAGAATAAATGATGGCAGCAACCATTGAAAAGAATTTTCTGACAAAGTCCAAGTTCACTAAATTGATTGAACGGACAGTGTCGGAATTAAAGATCCCATATATGGAAGCAGTGCTCCATGTATGTGAGAAGAACGACATTGAACCTGAGGATGTAAGGAAATTTATTTCCCCTGTCATCAAGGACAAGGTCGAGGCAGAGGCGCAGGCCTTAAACTTTCTACCCAAAGGTAATACTTTGGATTCCAACTTTGATATATAATAGGTGTTTACAATAACACTCATATATGTTATAATATAAATTCATACAACGTAAATATAAGGACAATACAATGTCATTTGCAAATCTAAAATCAAACCGAGATCAAATCTCAAAACTCATTCAAGCAGCAGAAGCAACCGGTGGCGGCACAGATAAAAAATCCTACCAGGATGATCGTGTGTGGAAACCTACGGTCGACAAGGCGGGCAATGGTTATGCCATCCTTCGTTTCCTCCCTGCAACGGAAGGTCAAGAACTTCCATGGGTTCGTTATTGGGATCACGGTTTCAAAGG